ACAAAATGAAAGTGTTTCTATTGCTCTCCAAAAAGCGATAGAGACCAGTGTATTAGAAATAATACAACAAGGAATAGAGAGGAGATATTGGAACTATGAATAGAATTATATTATTAGCTTTACTGGGCTTTATGGCTCAAGCTTCTGATAACGAAATATACATCAATCAAGTTGGTGCTACGTTGAACTTAGATGTTGAACAACTAGGTAGCTCTAACCTTATTGGTGGTCTTGATGCTGTCTCAGGAACTATGACTGCTTTAGAATTAGCTGGTAGTTCAATGACTTTAGACATCAATCAGCTTGGCGATTCCAACAAATTCATTGGAGACATTGTATTAGATTCACTAGTAGGTTTCTTTGAATTTGATGGGGACAGTAACAATTTTGAAATCCAAGTAGACCCAACAGATACTTATAGTGCTGATGGTGGTAACTATTATGTCGATGTTACTGGTTCAAGCAATGACTTTGAATTAAATATTGCTACCAATGCGTTAGCAGAATACTTAGATTTGGACTGGGTTATCAATGGTGATAGTAACCAACTAGACTTTAACATTGATATTGACAGTGCAACATCTTATGTAGATATTGATGGTGATTCTAACATCGTCAATTATGATGGTAGTGGTTATGCTGATGGTTACTTTTATTTAGACCAAACAGGTAACAGCAGAACATTTAATATTACACAAAGTTCTACCTTAGCAAGTGACTGGCTCAAGATTATTTCTTCTGGCGATAATGGTACTGTCTGCATCATTCAAAACGATTCAGGCTCAAGTACAAGTTGCTAGTATAGGAAGCATAACAGAACTCAAAGGAGTAGGGAGAGTAGTAAGGGAGCAAGACCCCTTTGCTGCTGCTCTCGCCTTTGGCATTAATAGTTTTGATAATGTCGAGACTTCACAGGGTCGCATAGGCATTACCTTTCTTGACGACTCTCAAGTCCGTCTCACAGAACATTCACAACTCGTTATAGATGAGTTTATCTATGACCCTGACCCATCTAAATCTAAGATGGCTCTCAAGTTTGCTAGTGGTACTGCTCGGTTTATTACCGGCAAACTAGCTTCAATCAATAAAGAAAATATCCAGATAGAAACTCCTAGTGCCACGATTGGTATTAGGGGTACAGATTTTACAGTTACTGTAGATGAGCTTGGTAGGTCCTTAATAATTTTACTACCAAAGGAAGATGGACTCTCTTCAGGCGAGATAGTAGTCTCAACTGCTGCCGGACAAGTAGTGCTTAATAAGCCCTATGAAGCTACCACAGTTGAGTTGTTTGAGTCAGCTCCCAGCAGACCAGTTATCTTGGATTTAACCTTAGACATCATCGACAATATGTTGATAGTTAATCCTCCCAAGGAGAACGTAAACTTTGCTAGTGATGAACAACAAACAGAAGGCTCAGATAATATCCTTGATATCGACTACTTAGAATTTGATGAACTAGAACAGGACTATTTAGCCGAAGATGACTTGGAGTTCAGCGAACTTGATATCAATTATTTAGATGTCAATTTTTTAGAAGACCTCCTAGATATTATTCAAGAAGTAGATGAGCTAGACCAGAATGTTTTAACAGTCGGAGGTGTTGATGTTCAAGGTACAGCTTTTGGTTACGATGCTGATACGCAGATTAATACATTCCTAACTGACACTGTCTTAACTTTTTACCGACAAGTTGAAGATACTGTTAGATTAGATTTAGATACGAACAACAGTTATAAAGTTTTAATTATACAAGATGGCAAAGCAATTACTCTTACTCTTAATGGTGGTAGTAACTCTTCCATTACTATTAAACAATCATCAGGATGAAGTGGGCTAGTATATTATTATTCTTTCTGACACTACCTCTAGTGTTCAATGCTCCGCCTTTGGAGATAATGAGACTCAAGACTTTTGATTATCTTGTTGAGACTTTAGAGCCTACTGGTTATTTTACCATCCTCAACATTGATGAAGAATATCTTGACAAACAAGGTGGTTATCCTCTTCCCAGAGCCACATTAGCAGATATTAACTTACAACTTTTACAAAAAGGTGCTTTAGGTGTAGGTTGGGTTATGTTGTTTCCTCATCCTGATAGACTAGGAGGCGATGAAGCCTTTGCTGAAATACTCAGCCTAGCTCCTAGTGTCATAGCTATGCCTGAAGTTCCTAACAACTTATACCCTGAAACTCATGGTACAGTTATACTTGGTCCTGATGTTACATTACCACAGGCTCAAGGCTTTTTAGAAAATATTCCCCTACTGAAAGAAGCATCTGCTCAAGGAGCAGTCTCAGTCCCTGTCGATGTCGATAACTTAGTCAGACAGATTCCTCTCATCCAACAGACTCCAGAGGGCTGGGTAGCTTCCTTCGGTACAGAAGTTCTTAAGATACTAGGTGGTGGTAACACTTATCAAATCAAAACCAATGAGAATGGTATTGAGATGATAAGAGTAAAAGGTATCCCTCCTATCCCCACAGATAGCTCAGGTAAAAAATGGATTAGTTGGGTTGATACTCCTGAAACTGATCTTTATGAGATGGACGTTGAAGGTAAGTTTGTCTTTATAGGCTTTACAGCTCCAGGCATCATGCCTCAAATAGCAACTCCAAAGGGCTTATTAGAACCTCATAAGATACAAGCAGCTTTAGCTGAATCCATTCTATTAGAAACCCCTAGTGTACCGGACTACAGACTCTTTGCTGAGTTAAGCTTATTAGTCCTATCAGGCTTTATAGTTGCAGCTCTAATTAATTATTTAGGGATAACCCTAGGTCTAACCTTAGTAACCCTTTATAAGACTGGTATTAGCTATTTAGGTTATTACTTAATAAGCAACAATATATTAATTGATGTGACTTGGACGTTAGTAGCTACTTTTATTATAGCTTCACAACAATTCTATTTGAACTTTAGAAAACAGTATAAGCTACGACAACAGATCAAGAAACAATTTGAACACTATCTTGACCCCCGACAAGTTAAAAGACTACAAAGCAATCCTGAACTACTCAAGCTTGGTGGTGAGAAAAGAAGATGTACTTTCTTGTTTACCGATGTAAGAGGTTTTACTTCTTTGTCTGAAAGACTAGAGCCAGAAAAAGTGACAGAGATAATGAACAAAGCTTTGACCATTCAAGCCAATGCAGTGAAAGCAAACGATGGTATGGTGGATAAGTATATTGGTGATGCAATGATGGCTATATTCAATGCACCTCTAGATTTAGACAACCATGAAGACAGAGCTATAAAGACAGCTCTTCAAATAGCACACGAAATGCAAGAAGCACAGTTAGGCATTGATATTGGTATCGGAATAAATACAGGCAAAGCTGTTGTAGGTAATATGGGTAGTTCTTCACGATTCGATTATACAGCTATAGGTGATGCAGTTAATTTAGCAGCTAGACTTGAAAGCTCAACCAAAGAAGTTCAACAAGATATTGTTATTGGTGAGGAGACTATGAAGGGTTCTTCCTACGATTTAGTGGCTTTAGAGCCTATAAAGGTCAAAGGTAAGGAAAAATCCATCAAAATCTACACAATTTTAGGCTAAACTGCGTAGGAGGCTCTCAGAGGCTCTGTAACGAATTTTATAGCTTTTTGGACCTATAGTATTCCTTACACCTAATAAATGCGTTACAGGCGATTCTGTGAGGTCATTTTTTTAATAATCACCAAAATTTTAAGTATTCAAAGCACTAAGTTCATTTTGCATCTGATAATGTAATTTACCAAACTTTATTAGCCCAGAACTGATTAAAGTTTCTATTAACTTTAGATCATGTCCTTTGAAAAATCTTTTAGCTTCTTCTTTTGGTAAATTAGAAATCTCAGTGATGAGTCTTCCTTCACTATCTAGTAATACTTTAAATGATACAATGTTAGCCTCTTTCGGTGCTGACTGTTTTTTTCTCATTATTCTATATGTTTAAAGGTTACTTTATTCTCCTTACCCTTTAGTCCAGCTTTCATGTAAGTAGTTGCTCTACCTTCAAAGAAGTTTTGATGTTCAACACCCATAACTTCATCAAGCCATTCCAAAGGATTTTCCTTTTGATTATAATTTGTCTTTAGTCCTAGCTGTAATAATCTTCTATCAGCTATGTACCTGTTGTACTTGTACATGTCCTCTTTAGTTAGTCCTTCAATGTTACCCATCTCAAATACTAAATCTAAGAACTTGTCTTCTAACTTAACCATTTCACGACAGATGTCATATATTTCTTTCTTGAACTCATCTGTCCATATTTCTATGTTCTCTTTGATAAACTCTCTAAATACTTTAGTCATAGCTTCAACGTGCAAAGATTCATCTCTAATGGAATAGGTAACTATCTGACCCATGCCTTTCATCTTACCGAATCTTGGGAAGTTTAATAAAATAGCAAAGCTAGAAAATAATTGTAAACCTTCAGTAAAAGCCGAATAAACTGCTAGAGTTTTAGCAATGGTTTTTTTATCGGACTTCTTAGGTTTGAACTTACCAACGTAATCGTGTTTATCTGACATCTCTTCGTATTCAGCAAAGGCTCTGTATTCTTTAGCTGACATACCTACAGTATCTAATAGCAAACTGTAAGCATGTTGATGAATAGATTCCATGTTAGCAAATGAACCCATCATCATACGAGCTTCAGGTTTTCTGAAGATTCTCATGTACTTATCAGTATATCCAGCTCCAACATCAACATCAGATTGTGTAAAGAGTCTAAATATCTGAGTAATTAGATTCTTTTCATTGTCATTTAGTTCTTGCCAATCTTTTACATCAGTATGTAGTGGTACTGATTCTGGCATCCAGTGCATTTGATTTTGTAAATAGTAGTAATCGAACATCCAGGGATATTCAAATGGTTTGTAGTAATCTCTTGTTGTTAATAAACTCATTGCTCCTCCTTAAAATATTTATTTAACATTTCTAATTTATCTGCGTTGTCAGCCATCTTAGCTAACTCTCCCTCTATAGTTTCCATTATATCAGGATGCTCTGCGACACCAACACCTTTTAATAATAAGTTCTCTATGTTGAGTCTGTGTTTCTCTACTTGTGCTTCGAAGTGCTTTATAAGTGCTTCGACTATTTGATCTCTAAATTCTTCTAACATTTATTCTCCATATTCATTTACTAATAAGCCAACTACAAAATCTTTAAATTGATCTTTAACTGAGTCCATATCAAAGTTTCTACGAGAATGATATATAAACTCATGTATTTGCTCTTTAGTAGCTTTAAAGTTTTTATTCGTTTCTTTTGCTCGTTCTCTAATACAATCAGGTGTGATAGCCCACATGACTAAGGCTCCATTCTTATCTTCCCAGTCTACTAAGCTATCCCAATTAGGTTTTTTAACTTTCTTGTCCCATCGGGTCATTTACCTTGTCCTCTGTATTTCTTCCAAGATTTCTTTTTATTTTTATTCATCGAGGCAAAGGCGACATTCCTCCTACCTTGACTTGTTTTCTTTCCTCTTATACCGGTAACTGGTACATGAGTTGTTCCACTGTTCCACTTAGCTGCCATTATCCCTCACAACTAATACATTCCACTTCATCTAGTTTTATTCTAGGTACTTTGATATTAACATTTTCTGCAGTCTTTGCTGCATTGGACCTAAAATAGTACAAGGATTTTAACTTGTGCATAGCATACCAATGAACATCGTGAACATACTGTAAGTAATCATCGTGGACTTCTTGCAGTTCTGTTGAGGCTGGAATGTTAAAGAATAAATTAACACTCTGAGCTTGGCAGACAAACTCTTGTCTTTTATAAGCATGTTCAACAACCCATATCTGATTGATCTCATCTGCTGTTTTAAAGATTTCTTTTTCGTCTGCTGTTAATTCATCAAGATGTTGCACTGAACCATTATGAGCAGTCATACTTTTCCAGATACTTTCTTGATCTTTTCTACTAATCTTCTTTTTATCTAGTAGTTTTTGTAAAGCTTGATTCTTTACTTGGTAGCTCCCTGAAAGAGTTTTGTGCGTATATACGTTAGCCCTAATAGGCTCAATCGAAGGAGATGTCCCACCACAAATAATACTAGAAGAGGCATTAGGAGCAATAGCAAGAAGATGAGCATTCCTAGTAGTCCTATCACTTGAATCAGGAAATGCTCCACGACTTTCACACAATCGTTTAGTAGCTTTTGTAGCTTTACTCTTAATGTGTTTAAATATTCCGTAGTTGATTCCGGTTGCTTGTAAGCCTTCGAAAGGAACTCCTTGGCTTTGGAGATATGAATGGAAGCCCATTGCCCCCAAGCCGATAGACCTTTCTCGATAGGCTGAGTAAGCCGCTTTATGTAAACCCATACGTCCTTCTTTAACATAATTTTTAAACCTCCTGTAATTTAGACTGTATTCTCCGAACTCTGAAGTATCGGCAACATATTGAATAAAATGTTCTAAAACATTATCCAACATAGTAACTAAGTCATCTATAAATTGTTTATTATCTTTCCAATCATCGTACTTAGCTAAGTTGACACTAGATAAACAACAAACTGCTGTCCTCTCTTCGTTGGTTGGTAAAACTATTTCAGAACATAAGTTGCTTTGTTTAACTTCTAAGCCTAAATCTTTTAGGCATTTAGGTAGATACTCATTACAAGTATCAATGTTTATCATGTAGGGTTCTCCTGTCTCTGCTCTGGCATCTATGATCTGCCACCAAAGTTGTCTTGCATTGACTGTCTTTACAGGCTGTTTAGATTTAGGGTCTATTAATCTCCACTCTTCATCGTTCTCTACAGCCCTTAAAAAGTCATTAGTTAGATTAATTGCATTGTGTAGGTTTAAACATTTACGATGGATGTCACCGCCAGATTCCTTACGCATATTAATAAACTCTTCTACTTCAGGATGTGATATGTCCATGTAAGCTGCATAACTTCCTCTCCTGGTAACACCTTGATTGAAAGCCATCATTTGTGAGTCAACTACATGCATAAAAGGTATAGAGCCAGTGGATTTACTACCATGTTTGGTTGCTACTCCATTACTTCTAACGTCACCCCAATAGCCACCAATGCCTCCACCCATAGAAGCTAACCAAATGTTTTCATCGTAGTGAGCAGATAAACCTTCTCGGCTATCAGGAACATAGTTTAAGAAACAACTAATAGGAAGACCTCTAGAAGTTCCACCATTAGAAAGTATAGGAGTAGAAAACATAAACCAAAACTGAGAAGCATAATCATATAACCTCTGAGCCAACTCAAAGTCAGTAAGTCCCTTATAAGTTGCACCAAATACACTAGCTCTTGCCAAAGCTTCTTGAGCATGAGTTTCCTCCTTCCAAAAATACCTATCTCTTAAGGTATCTAAACTGAATTTATCTAAATCGTTTTCTCGGTTATAGTCAATTACTATACCTAGATATTGTTTCTTTCCTACTTTATCTGTCATTATTCTCCTGTCTTAAAAAATTTATCTGTTTCATCATGGATGTGTAACATAATAATTCCATAATGTAATATCTTCAGTAAGTCTTTTCTATTTCTTCCTTCTTTATTACCATAACGTTTAGCATATTTCATAATATTTCCCATGCAGAATCCTGTCCCATGTCCAGAATCAATAATAACATCTGTAGCTTGGTACTTATCTGTAGCATAGTGCTGACCATAGGTGTCATATATATATCGTTTTAATTCTTCAACTAACTTATCTTCATTAAACTTGTACATAATTTTCAATGTCCTCTACTGATATAGTTTCTAACGACTTACTTTTTAATAATTGTTTAATATTCTTAACAACCCATCTGAAACTCCAGGCACTAAGGATTGTTGTGCCCTGTGCATTAATATGCGTTCCCGTAGCAGGCGTCATGTCTAATACAGTGGCTGGAGTGACCTTCTGCCTTTCTTCATCAGGTATGTATTTACATATCCAATCTACTAGACTCTCTTTAGCTTTTCTTCTTATTGCTTTTGCTTTTTTTGCTCTCATAAATTATTTCCTCTACTTTAGGTTCTGATTCTACATGT